CCTATCAATCCAAAGCGAAGGTTCTCCGCCCGTCAGTATGACCATCACTGCCGGATATTTCCCTACTTCCGACAAGATTTCCTCATCGGACATCAAAATACCGTCTTCATGCTGCGTATCACAGAAAGGACATTTCAAATTACATCCGGAGAAACGGACAAAAACAGCCGGGGTTCCGGTATGATAACCTTCCCCCTGTATGCTGTAGAATATTTCATTTACCTTTTTCATACCATGCTATATTGTTTTCCGACTCCTGCACCATTACTTTAAAACAAGCCGGAACTTGTTCACAAATCCATCTTGCCATATTCTCCGCTGTCGTATTAAATGAAAGCACTTCATTTAAGTTACGGTGGTCCAACTGTTCCTGAATCTTTTGTTTTATGTGAGTAAAATCTACAACCATACCATCATCATTCAACTGTTTTGCCCGACACCAAACCACGATTACCCAATTATGCCCATGTAAATTCTCACATTTGCTCTCATAAGACAACTTCAAACTATGTGAAGCTGATATTTCAATACGTTTTCTAACTGTGTACATAATAACTATTTATAAAATGACAATACCTGCATTATTTCATCTTCTTCTTGTTTCCGGCCATAAGTTCCGGATTCTATCAAAGGAAGAATTTCTTTTCTGATGTAAGATACATTCCTATCTATAATATCTTCAGTAAAAGGATAGCCATTCAGGGCAAAGGCTATAAACTTGCGGAAACACGGTTTACAACTCCAACATTCTTTCCCATGCTCCGGAGTATAACAACTGAACGATGAAGAAAAGGCCTCATCCATATCGCCACCTTGCGTAACAAAAGCCCTAACGAGTTCAGCCTTTGTGTATCGCTTGAAATCCAGATTTATTTTGATTTTCCTTTCTTCCGTCCAATGCTGTTTCTGATAAAGATAGTTCAATAACTGCTCATAGATATCAGCAAATACCGGAGATTTGTCAAGCACCCGATCCCCGGCCGTAGCACCTAAACAAATTTCATTCCCATAATTAGTGGCAATCCCGATAAGGTACATATTCCGCAACGGAATTATCTTATCTTCCCGTTCCCACTTGGAAAGGTCTAGTTTCTCCACTACAACATCAGCAGGAAGGCGCTTTATCTCCTCTTGTGAATACTTTGTGCCCATATCCACGTATAATTTCACATCAGGCTTCCAAATCTTGTCTATAAGCCAGCTATCCATGCCCCCTGAATATAGGAGGACTTTCTTTTCATAAGAACTCTTCTGCATACTTTTGAAATTTTATCCATTCATTAAAATTATGTCTATTCACCAAATCATGATGCCTGGCTCTCATCCCTTTTGGCGGATCGTAGCATTGCATCTGACCGTTATCAAACTTATATATCTGTCCATATCGGGCACCGGATAGCCATGTCGTACTATCAACACTATCAAATTTAAGGTATGGAAGATACTTGGAACTTGTAAAACCAAGCCCATGAATACGGATACCGGCACTATGGGCCTGGTCTATAAACCATTTCAGAATCATAGGATTCTGTCTGATTCTTCTACCTTCTTCCATTGCGGAAGTCGTACCGATAGCCACATAAGGATATTCTTCACACATACGTAGAAAATAATCCCTTTTTCTTGAAGCATGCCACACGGGAATAGGTTTCCGCCCTGTCTTATCTTCCAAGTAACGACGGTAATATTCAACCTTACGCAACCCGACAACAACATCAATATCAAGTTCAAAAAACTTCTGGATATTATTTTTGAGAATGAAATCAGCATACTTTCTTACATAGCTATCCCAGTCAAATCCATTATTATTTCCAGAAAAGGCTGAAAAAGCGCCACTATCAAGAATATGCTTTTCTTGGAGCACATAACTGCCATATCTGCCGGATTTGTGTTCCCAAAAGGAACTAAGAAGATATATATCCGATGTATCCATGCACCATCTTCTGGCACATGGCTTATATCCAGCAAGGTAAAGAATCATACCTCTATCTCTTTGTTACAATATGGACAAACCAATACTTTCTTTTTATGCTCTACCTTATCAGCACCTTCAAAGAAGCCCTCAATATCGGTAGGAATTTCATCAAATGGTAAGTCCATATTCCAATCATTGAGTTCTTCCAAGCAGAAATCTTCTACAATAGCGGCAAAATTGAATTGGGAGGAATCGGAAGCACGATTGTCAGCCAATGCCAACAGCTTCCTCTTTTCATCTTTTGTTGATAGGTCGGTTCTCTTAATAGCGATTAATTCCGTACCGTCAGACTCGATAACACGCACTTTTAACCCAAGTTCCTGGGCTTGTTCATAGACACCATTCCCGGCAATGACAATATCGTTTTTATCCACAAGAATAGAACGTCCGGCCCCACACTCCGTAAGGCTCTTACGAATAAGACGTTTGTTTTCTTCTCCATGAATACGATAATTGCGGGGGTCTAACTTAATCTCACTTACTTTAGACATAGCAATTTCGTTTTTCGATTAAAATATAGACTCCCCTGCAATTTTCTTTTAAGCCAAACGGCCGCTAATCAGGTTTCCTCTCGGCTTCCAGCCGTTTCACAAGTACAGCGTTCTCCTTTTGTAGGTTTTCAATCAGATGTTTCTGGTAAGCAATCATACCCTCAACACGTCCGACTTTCAAGCCTTTCTCATAAGCCGCCTGCAATTGAGGATCGGCATATACGTTCTGTCCCATATTATCTTTCCTCCTTCCGTGTATTGTATTCACGCATCAAATCAAGCTCTATCTTTGAAGTGGCCAGACATGATGTCTCACCGATAGCACTTTCTATATCGGTCATGAAATCCCGAAGCATGGTAGAGTAGTTCTTTGCCCCCTCGTTCGTGATACGGGTATAGGCTTCTGAAAAGTCCTTGCGTGCGGCATTCAAATGTTCAAGTACTGATTGTAATTGCGGGTCTATTGTAATTGGTTTCATAATGAGTTCTCCTTTCTTCTGTTTTCCTGATACTTTCTTCGTTCTTCGTTTATTTTCTCATTGATATATTCTTTCCCTTTGGGAGTCCATACCATATACTCCCTTGGTTCTTCGTCTGGATTCACGGGTTCATACACCACCGTATATGTATATCCAAGACCGATGAGCGACTGGTTTAACATCCAGCGTTGTTTGTCACGGTTGTACTCCTGTATTTCCATGTATTCGAGGAAATCATTAAGCAGACGTGAGTCAGTGTGCAACTCTTTTGCCATCTGCTTCACCGTATAATACTTCCGTTGGCGGGGAGAGATACGCGGTTCTTCCACTATCACATTGGCAGGCGGCAACAGTAGCATATCTCGCTGTCTGTTCAGTTCTTCCTGCATACGGCTGATTTGCGCTGCCATTGTTTGTGTGGCTTCCACCAACTGTTTCAACATGGAGGTATCGACGGACGAAGGAAGGGAACGGGTATTCCGGATGGTTTGCTCCATCTTGTTGAAAGCGTCGATATAGTCCAGTTTGAATTGGAGTGCCTTTTGTCCGGTAAAGCCCATAGCCAAGAGAGTGAAGCCGTCACGGTTCATGATGTACATAGGACGCTCCTTGCCTTGTATATCAAGATAAGTGCTTTCGATAAAGAGGTGCCCTAATTTTTCAGGGCACATAATAAGAAGTTTAGTAATAGCTTGACATACATTATCATGCCTTTTTCCGAATTTCTCAGCCACAAGCACACTATTAGTCAAAGGCTGGCCTTCCGAGCCTTGAAATACTATATCAGTCATGACAAACCTCCTTCCTTGCAGAGAATATCAACACGATTGAAGAGGCGAACCAGCCCATGCTGGCAAAGAGAGGGAACAGAATATCGGAGGAACCCGATACGATTAAAGCGGTAAACGCTATACATACATTCACAAGCCGGAGAATAAGACTTGTGGTTACACGATGCCCATTGGGTGTGGGCGCACCTTGAATTGAAATTGAATTTTTCATTTTACTGTAATGATGTATTTGGCATTTAGGCAGAAAAACGGCTGCCATTTCCCGTGTCGCCAAACACATCATTACAGAACGCCGGAGCGAGAGTAATAGAATCGGGAAAGACAGCCGTCTATATGTTTAAGTATAGGCATAAAAAAAGCCCTACTTATTCAGTGAGCATTAACCGCGCTCTGCGACATTAACTGATAATGATGTATTTGGCATCGGCAAAGATGGTAACTTTTTCCGAATTACCAAAGAAAAAATACCCTAATTTTCAATTTTATGCGTATATTTGCAACGTTGTTACGTGAAAGGGGGTATCAAACGCCCTGTAACAACAGTAACATTTAGTTACTGTAACTCAGCTAATTCCTGAGTATCTTTCCTTGTAGCTCAGAGGATAGAGCAGCTCCCTGCTAAGGAGCGGGTCGCGGGTTCGAGTCCCGCCTTGATTATTTTTAAATACACTATATATCAGCAGGCTTGTAGGCCTGCTTTTCTTTTTTTTACTATCCATTTTTATCGGTTAAAAACTTCTTTGTGTACTTGGTTTATAGTGCCATTGATTATCAAAGAACCTTTAGCGGCACGGATTTTATTACCTTTTTCTTGAACTTGATAGCCGGCTTTTTTCAGCCGGTCTATTTTTTGTTGTGGTGTTATTTTAGAAACCTTCATCATCATAATCTGTGCTGAAAATATTAGCTACCATATCAACGATATTCTCTTCTATATCTTCCGTGGAACCGGTAACATCTTTGGCAATGGCTTTCTTATTTTGAATGATACGGTAAACTTTCTCGTCAATGGTACGTCGGCCGAGGAAATAGTAACAGGTTACAGAATCCTTTTGCCCTATACGATGCGCACGGTCTTCGCACTGGCAACAATCGGCATAAGTCCAGGGGAATTCAACAAAGGCAACATTGCTTGATGCAGTTAGGGTCAGTCCGACTCCTGCAGCTTTAATGGAACAGATGATAATATCCGTTTTGGGATTGTTTTGAAAAGAATCCACTGCTCTTTGTTTCTCATCTTGTGAGTCCCTTCCTGTTACAGATACAGCCGTAGGAAAATAGCTTTTCAGTTGATCTACCACTTCGTGAAGTGAGCAAAAGAGGATGATTTTCTTTCCATTCTCACGAAAGTCTTTTACGAACTCAATTACATCACGTACTTTCCCTCTGGCTGATATTTGGCGGAGGATATTAATACGCACCATGACTTCACCTCGTAATGCTTTCTCTATCTTTTCATCATCCGCTTCTTTGTATTTTTGTAGGTACATGATAAGATCACGCTCTGCGTCGATATACTCCTTGCGGTTAGTTATCTCACAAGTATTTACTTGTCGTATTTTATCGGGAAGGTCTGTCAGCACCAATGACTTTTCACGCCGGAACATACATTTAGTCCATAACATATAGTTCAGTTCTTTCAGGTTTGATGCTTCATTCTGACCGGAGCAATATCTATTGACAAATGTCTTATATCCTCCAAAATCTTCCATTCGGGAAAGGATAGATAACTGCGGAATTAAATCTTTAGGCTTATTGACAACCGGAGTTCCGGTAAGTTCAATGACCCATTCCTTACCATTGCATATACCTTTACAGAATTTAGCCTGCTGAGTGGATGATGATTTGCAACGGTGGCTTTCATCAATGATTACAGATTTGAAAAGTTGGATGCTGTTTCTGAATTCCACATCTCTTAAAGTCCAACCAGATTCTTTTTTGATACGTTGTACAAAGTATTTTTTAAGCGATTCATAATTAACGATGAATACCTGATACATGCCAGTCTGATAAAAGAAAGTCCATGTATCTCGTACTTTATCCGTCAGTACCATTGCCTTTTTATCTGTAAACTTATGCCATTCTCTTTCCCAATTAACCTTTAAGGCAGAAGGACAAATAACCAAACAAGGAAAGGCATTCCCAAGATTAATAGTTGCAATGCTTT